GAAAACCAAACATACTCGTCACATTTAGGAAACTAATGGTAATTAATCAATCAACATAATTATTAACATTATAGCCAAGAGAAACTTGATAATTAAGTTTAGAGACATTAATTTCTCACCAATCATCATCATCGTCGTAGTCATAAAAGTCGGGATCTTCAGCTTCTAATTCCATGACATTGCTTACTCTCGGAGGTATATACAACTCATCTAAAATATCAATAATTATCTCGTCAATTAGCCTGATACCACGACTGAGCTTAACTTCCTCTACAGACTTAGGAGCATGAGTAAAGAATGCTGCAGGGAAACCACCGTGAGTCGTGTCAGTACTTACGAAGTTGACTATCTTAGACACTAATTCAGTATTAATATTAGGTCCAGGAACTATATTAGAATGTCTAAACCAAGTCCATACTGCAGAAGCTGCATTAGTTACCCTCATCCTCTCACTACTTATCCCAGATTTTGACCTCCTACTTATCTCGCGAGCAATCCTAACGTGGTCACGTTTCTTAGGTTCATCAGAAGTACTATACCAACTGCAAAACATAGCTAGAACTCTCAATCCAATCTCCATAGACCATGAGCCGCGAACGATTTCAGCTATAGCAACTAAGAAAGCATCAGTATCCTCAATATTGCCAGTAATCCCTACGATAGATTGGTAAGCTTGCTGAACAATTAAGGCGCCAGATTGAACAGTTGAAATACTGCTAACAGGAGTTAGAGTTATGTCACTACCTATATCTGACAGTCTCATGCTAGCTTCATCAAGGTTATATACAACAGGAGTATTCTGAAAACCCTCAATATATATAGGAGTTTTAGTGCTATAAGTATTAATCGCAAAGATGCCAGCAGGAAGTATACTGAATAGAGTAGGAATACCATCATCATTACACATTACAGCCATACCGCCAGCTCTCTTATTGACATATAAGTAGTTATGTATCATAGTATCATCATCGAAGTAAGTGCTTATGCTTAAAGTGTACTCAGCTGTCAACTCCTCAGGCTTAAAAGGATTAGAAGTTTGAGATCGAATAGCTAGTTCACATCCACCAAAGACTCCTATAGATCTAAGTACGTCATTCACAGCACCAGTTGATGTATATCCGTCAATTCTCCACCTCGTATAATGGGCAATCAGCAAGTTCTTAACTATAGTGGCATATTTCTCATACTTCATCATAGTCTCAGTATCTTCTTCATATGCGATAAAGTTATCCTCATATATTTCCGCACAGACGATACTAGCTTCCTCAACAGGTGTCATGAATACACTCTTACCAATTCTCTCAGCCTCTCTTCTATGACGGATGATGATATTCTTAGCAGATCCATTGACAATACTATCGTAAGTATCTAGAATGTAATTAAGCATCTTATGGACAAACCTATCGTCGCCTAGTATATTAGCCTCAGTGACACTATAGCTGTTATAGGTTCTAGCAAGCTTACTCAGAATGTAATTGACCCTAGCTATGCAAAATACAGGAACGCCTTCAGTGAGTAAACAAGCTCTCATGTCTTCTCCACTCGTTAATTTACTATCACCACGAATGACAGCATTCTGACTAACGATGGCTCTACAAATGTGAAGAGGGATTCGATAATCATTCATCACATTAGCATCAACTTCAGTAACATCTTCATTAATCATCTTGCGTACAAACAATTCGAATTTGATAAGCTGGATCATAACCATATGCTTATTAAAGGGTGTATTCCGGTGGCCAGAAGGACGTAACATATTCTTAAGGATATATAAGAAGTTAATCTTAGGATCTAGTACGTTACTATACTCCCACTTCTCAGCACGTGTAGCCATGTCTAAGAATCTATTCATAGTCATATCAACTGCATCTTTGATTGCATTCTTGACATTCCTAGACATCTTGGTATCAGCAAAAGTGTCAGTGTTAATAACTACAGTAGGTATACTTACCCCTCCAGTAACACTTCTCCTCTTCAAGAAAGTGATTAAAGCCCTTATAATAAGCTTGTTGCTATAGCTTATATCCCCTACCTTCTCCTGAATCCTAGTGTCTATTTCAATTTGAAGCAAAGACTTAGTTACTCTACCAAGGTTGATGCCAAATTCCTCAAAAGCAGTAGTTCGCTCACTAAATGCTCTCTGAAGGATAGCCATACAATCAGGATCACCCATAGTGTCATCAATACCCATGTTGAAAGATATGTCAATAAGTTCACTCAATGACATCTGAATAGCACGTCTAGTAATAGGGGCACAAATACTGAAACTGACGAATACGCATGATTCAACATAGATATCTACTTTCCAAGGATCAGGGATATGAGGAGGTAATTGATTCATAGTATGTGTACCAGAAATACAGTTTCTAAGCCAGCTCTCAAATGTAGACAGTAGGATCGCTTTAACAGTAGGAGTATCCTTGACAATTTCAAGCAGTCCACTTGTAGTCACACCAGTTTCCATCGCATTAGCTTGAGCATTTTCCTCGACTATCATATTAGTGAAACTCTTAGTCACATGGTCAGATATCAATTCTCTTCTAGGTAGTACATTGCTTCTAAAGACCGGGTTATCAGTATTTATCTCAACGTCTCTGATCTTGTAAAGTATAATAGTATTACCCTCACGTTGCCTAGCACTGTTATCTATTGAGCTAATGAGATTGAGATAGTTACCTATTCGTGCAGCTTCAACATAAGTAGTCCTATCAGCACTAGGTTTATTACAAAGTTTATTCCACAACTGATTACTCATTTTAGAAAGTATGAGAGCATGAAAAGGAGCAGGAAGGTGAACACTAACAGCATTCTTACCAAAGTTTCTAGTAGATCTATGGACACTAATTGCAGATAAGCTAGGAGGGCTAGGACATGGAAGATTAAACGCATTAGCAACAGTATAATAGAGCTTGAGGAGACTGTTATTCGTAGCGACTAATCTAGCAGCATTAGCAATAAACCTGTCGTACTGTCTCTGCTTCACACTTGCACTTGATTCAGCAGCAAATTCAGGGCTAAGTTGAGCACCAAGAAATCTAGCTTCAGGTTCCTTATACTCCTGGTAAAGAAGTTTCTCATTATCGACATATTCTAAAGAGGTAATAATGTCTGCATCAACTTCAACAAGCTCGAGAGCAGTTCTAGGGCTATCAGAAAGAGTGCAAATACTGAACTTAGGGTATAACTTATCAATAATGTATTTGCAAAGGTCACTAGATTTGAAAGGGAATCCAATATGCTGATTATCTCTCATATATCTAACCCAGTCCTCAATAGATTGCCTAACTCTCTTAGTATCAGAGCCTTGAGCACGCATTATCTTCTTCTCGTCAATAAACTTTAAGGCAACGTCACTCCTAAGTAAAGCTATAGCCTTATTGTATTCGACAACGTTAGGGATACTTTGAATCAAAGTCCTAAGTGCTCTAATCGGGATATTCTCACTCTTTTCTAGAACATGAAGGATCGCGTCCACGACTTTATTGGTAAGGGGATCAGCAGTAGGGACAGTAGTGATATTAGCACTCTCTAAAAGGTTACGTATTATACCAATGCTAGAAGTGTCAGGAAGGTAAGTTTGAAGTAATGCGCTACTGACAAGAGCACGTTTAGCGTCATTAGGAGTCTGCAAGTTCTCAGTTATTCTAGAGATTATAGCAGTCACGTAAGCAGGTCTCAGGTCAAATACAAGTTCAAGATCCGCACAAAATTCAGTGATGCTTTCAATACTACTAAGTAAAGAGCTTTCAGTAATACTGGATATTCGGAAGCCACCTGCAGAGTAAGGGATAATAAGAAGTGTGCTCAACAATTTCGAAGGAGCTTCTCTATTCTGTCTTCTCAATACGCTCATACTAAGGAATGCTTTAACAAGAGCTGCAGCACATGGAGGACCACCAGCTTTGACAACAGCATTACATTGGCTATCAAATAGAGTGATCTTGTCACTAATAGTCTCTATTCCCTTAGTTCTTTTCCTCCTTCCGATAGACATAGCTTCCTTAATCCAAGTAGGGACAATCATACCTTTCTCACCGTAAACTCCTAAGTATTCCATGATTTCAGGTGAGGCGACAGTTTTATCCATATGAAATATGAGACCATAACCTTTAAAGACTTTCTGAATGACATTTACCTTAGCTTTAACTTCTTCAGTAGTACCATCAACATATAGTCTAAGCAAGCCATCATCACTATATACAGCAAGTACACCTGTAACTCCAGTAGCTTGAGTAGCAATGTCCATAACAACCTTCATAGCTAAAGTCCATAGAAAGTTTAGAAATCCTTCGAAACCACCAGTAACACCTGCCTTTACACCGATAAATCCTCGAGTTTTGTGGTAAACTATAGCAGCTCTAAAGAATAAGTCAACTCTACTCATCCAATCCTCACCAGATAATTCAGATAAGATCTCACCTATAGCTCTAATCACTTTTTGAGGAAATTTCTTCGAAAATTCGCTCATGTCAAATGATATGTAAATGACATTATTCCTGTCGCCCATGACAACACCAGTATAAGCATTAAGCATAGATTCTAACTCCTTACGCCTAGATCTATAATCTTTGACTATCGAAATGCCTGAAGACTTACTAATCACCTTCTTAACAAATCTCTCGCAAACTTGAGTCATAACCTTAAGAGATTGCTCTGCCATATAGAACATTCTAGTTAACTCCTTATGAACTTCACCAAGCTTAGGTTCAGTACATACAGTATAAGCTCTACTCGGATTCCCAGTAACAAACTTACTCAGATCTTCGCTAGGAATATCATCAATGGTCTTGCCTTCAGCTAAGTAAGTGCTTTCAAATTCTTTATGAGCCTGCATAACCTCCCTAAACCTTTTCCTAGCAGCTTTAAAATCCAATTCATCAGTGCCCTTCAAACTCGTAGCAATATCATTGACAGAGATAAGCCTCATTCTAAGATCCTTATACTCATTCCATTTGATATCAGTACCAATCTTATCTATTTCGGCACGGCTCAGAGAAGCATTTGGGGCAGAAGACTTATTCGAGACAGGGATCTCTTGCTTATCAGCATCAAATAGATTCTTAACTTGGTTAAACTTGATACTACTCCACTTAGTATAACCAGCACTTAGGACAGTAGCAATGGGTGTCGAGGTTGCATTAATAGAATTTGCAAAGCTAATGGCAACTTGATCTAACTGAGACTTAGCATAGGCACGTACCTCAATCTTTTGCGCAGTTAAAGACTCATAAATAGCTTTTCTAGCCATGCCTTCAAACCTGCTCATTCTAAATGTTTCAACAGGATTACTACTCTTAAAGCCTTCAACAGTCTCAAAAACATCAGCCATGTCCTGATCAGGGTGAGGAACCATTCTAAATATGTTAGCAAGGTTAATAGCTGATTTACGATCAGATGTCATGTCTTCCAAATGAATAGCAATTGACTCTCCATATCTAGCTTTAACTCCATCAAGGCCAGCAATATAGAGACTAACTGGAGATGAGCCAAAGGATCTACTAACATCGCCTCTAAGAAATAGAATCTGCCTAGCACATTTGTAGATACTGCCAACGCCATTAGGACTAATGATACCCATATCGCACTGTTTAGATAGCAATTTAATAATACTTTTCATACTAGTATCCATACCATAGACATCATGAGCCATTATAGATAGGACTGCAGCACTTCTGAGATAATCAACTACTCTAGTGAAGTGAACATTGGTAATGTTATAGTTGACACTATTATGATACCTATCTCTGATACGAACGATAACTGAATTGCTAACTTGATAATACTTAATCTTCCTCTCAAGTACATAAATATCATGCATGCGAAATCTATCAGGGCACCCATCACGTTTCCATAATATGAGTTTAGCAGCAAAGTCCTTATTAAAAAGATCACGTGTATACTCCAAGTAATTAGCCAGAGTTGTGAAGCGGTAGTAGTTCATAATACCATTATTGTACTTACAGCTTAAGTCATACTTGCTCTTGTTGCCAATCCAATTGCCTAACCTAGCAGTACAAAGTTCCTGACAAGCATTAATGTCATGTTGAAGAATATTGTCTCCGTAAACCTTATCAATTAAGAATTCATCAGAAATAAGTCTCTTGAGTAAGATCCAAGTCTGATGATTAGCATCAATTATAGTCTTGTCAATGGTTCTGATCTTCTTATTGATAATCTTCTTAGCAACTTTAATTGGCTCAACATAAAGAGGACTAAGGTAACTGTCTAGGAAAATAGACTTGTTACGAGCTTTTACCTTGCCATCTCTAGTCTTATAGGTATTAGGAAGTTCATCAGTCTCAAAACAAATACTTAAGCTTCTGAGTAGAATATCCTTGGGAAGGAGCTGCTGAATAGACATGATCGCACATATAACAATGACTATAATGTTTCTAGCGGAGTTGATATGACCCTTAAGTTTAATTATTCTCTTAGCCTTGATTCGCATCAATGTAGTTGTAGATTTTGTTTTATCTTTTTTGTGCAAAAAAAAAAA